ATGGTCATATCCACTATCTTTGTCTGGAATATGCGTACCTTCCTTATAAATCTGTCGTTCTATGCTTTTGATCGCATTTTTACAGGACTTAACAATAAATAAACTACTTTTGCCATTTACGTTCTTTAACTTACTATTTACTGCGTTAATCCTATCCCTTACCAAAGGTGCTGTACTTCTACATCTTACATCAAAACCATTATTTTTCAAAATAGCTAAATCAGTTAAACCACCTGCACTTGTTTTTCTTTGTTTAGCACTTGGGTCTGGATATACCACTATTTGAACGTTCTTATATCTGGTTCTAATCTCCTCACAAATCTCATTCGTATTACTACTATATATTTGTATCTCATCTATCATAAAAATTCTATCATTTTCTATAACACAAACAACCGCACTCATTGGGTCTACGTTGAAGTCTAAGCCTATATGTAATATGCCACTATTCTTGTTGTACTTCTCTACTATGTTTTTATCTCTACTAAAGTTGTAGTAAATCATTCCAGAATAATTAACAAATGTCGCTTCGTACTCTTGTTGAAACGTTCTAAGGTCTAAGTCTTGCTTTGCCTGTTCAATTTCGTCTTCACTAACTTGTTCACCCTCTAGTGTCGTGTATTGAAAGCTTTTCCAATCCTTATTAGTTTCACCCATCTTGTATAACTCATAAGACCAGTTCCCAAAACCTCTAGGACTACCACAGAACAACGCATAACCTTTTGTGTCTGACAATGTTGGTCTAAGCACCTCATACCATGTTTCTTTGCTTGTATCTGCAAACTCGTCCATCACAAGGAAATGAAGACCTACGCCTCTTAGTGAATTTTCGTTATCGCTTCCCCTAAGTGTAATCTGGCTGTTATTCTTGAGTGTAATAGTCAAATCGCTGTGGTTGATGCTCTTGACCCATTTGTGCTGTATCATCTTTTCTTTAAGAACACCCCAACATATCGCTTTAGCCTGTCTGTAACTTGGTGCAACATACCAAACCTTTTTATTAGGCTGACTCGCAAATTTGGCTAATTCATTAATGGCTAGATATGTTTTACCGAACCTACGCCCTGTAATCAAAACCCTAAAGCGTGATTCATCTTTAATTACTTTCTTTTGTGGTGCTGTTAATGGCATTAATCAGCTGACCATACTAAAGGTTCATCTAGTTCACTTGTTTCTATCTTATCTTGTTGCCCTAAAATATTCTTTCCTAGAAATATTTGCATGGTCACATTACCATTTTCAGCGGACTTCCATTGAAGTTGTCTTAACCTCATTTTCATCTGTGACCGCCCTTTTGTTAGAAATTCCGAATAACTCTTTTCAAGAAGGTCTGGGGAACACCCAAAGAAATCAGCCATTTCAATGTTAGTACAACCGAATGATGCAAGCTTTTGTAGTTGTTTTGTATCTATGTTGTACTTCTTTGGTCTAGCCATCCTATTTTAACCCTATAGTAAGGTGGTGTGGTACAGGCTTCTCAAGGTTCAACCACTAATCACCTGTACTGCGACAGAGAACAGTCCTTAACTATGTCCACTCAGTACCACAAATAACATTTAGCAATAAATAGTTTATTTTTAAAGTTTTTTCTTTTTTTGTCTTCTTTGTTTCTCTGCAAGTTTTTTCCATTTCTCAACTGTTTCTTTCTTAAAGACTCTAGTATTTCGTTGTCCTGTATCTGGAACAATTGGTTTTAGTGCAAATATTTTTTCATAATCTTTATCCATTAAGGTAACTCCGAATAATAGTTTATAACCCTTCTACAATTCTTTTTAGTAGAAATAGGGTCACGAACTTGGTTGATGGCTGTGGCTAACGCTAAACATTCCGCATGATTATCAAATACAAGGCGGTGAACTTCAACATTAGCGGTTTCTATATCTGTAATAGTAATGAGATACATGGTAAAGGTTATGACCTCTAACATATCTTTTTAGCTTTTTTACCTGTGAAATCTTCCCATCTTTTAATGATAACATCACAATAAATAGGGTTGAGTTCAAATCCATAGCAAATTCTGTTTAACTTTTCACAAGCTATTAAAGTGCTTCCAGAACCTAAAAAACAATCATAAATAATATTGTTTTCTCGACTACCATCAATTAACAATTTTTCTAACATTTCAACTGGTTTTTGTGTTGGATGTAATTTATTTTGATTTAATCTGTCGAATTCCAATACATCATGTGAAAATTTACCATAATATTTATGTTTCTTTTTCCAACCATAAAAACAAATCTCATATTTACTTGAATAATCTTGTCTTGTTAAAACATGATTATTTTTCAACCATATCAATTGAGATGCTATATATATGTCGTTTTTTAAAAGAGCGTTATACAACTTAAAGGAATTTTTTCCATTTATCCAAATGTAAATTGTATTATAATTGGTAAGTTTAAAGTTTTTGATAAAATCAAAACTAAAGTCTTCAAAATCTACACTTTCATCAGCTTCTATATATTCTGTAATTCTGTTTCCACCTAATCTATTATTCAAGTCTTCATTCTTTTGGTTATAATCAACGCCAAATGGTGGGTCTGTTAATACCATATTTGCTTTTTCATCTAACATTAATTTATTAACATTCTCTTGTTTTCTTGAATCTCCGCACATTATTTTGTGTTTACCAAGTTCATAAACATCACCAAGTTTTGACTTTGGTTCTTTTGGTGGTTCTGGAACTTCATCTTCATCTGTTAAATATTCTTCATCGTTACTTAAAAATTTATCTAACTCTGATGAATTAAAACCCAATAAATCTAAATCAAAGTTAACCTCTGACAAACCTGCTATTTCTAGGTTGAGCAACTCCATATCCCAAGTGCTATCCTCATTTATTCTATTGTCCGCTATTCTATAGGCTTTAGCTTGCGTTTCTGTTAAGTCCGCTATAACTGTAGGAACTCTTTTCAAACCTAGTTTTTTAGCACCCATAAGCCTTGTGTGACCGACTACAACCACCATATTTTTATCTACGACTATAGGTTGTTGGAACCCATATTCATTTATAGAACTTGCCACCTTGTCTACAGCTTGGTCTTTTCTAGGGTTATTGTGATAAGGAATAAGCTTATCTATTGCTATGCTATTTATTTTCATTATAACCATCCTCTTAAATCTAAATACTTTTCAGCGTCATCTTTGGAAAACTCGCCCTCTTTTATGGCTCTTTGTACTTCGTCAATATGTTGTAACGCTTGTTGAGAAACATAATTCCTTGACATTTTTTCTGATACAACCTTTTTGTAGTCTTTGAGTCTAAGGGGGTACAAATCAACCTTTTCTGTGCTTTGTGCTTTTGGTTGTTCATCCAAATATTTCTTAGCGGATAGCCAGAAAGCAGGTTGTTTAGCAAACTGTTTATCTTCTACAGATTTATAATACTTATTATACAATTCTGCTAGTTCTTCTGGCTTCTCTATCCATTCGTCTTCTATCTTCATATAGTTCTTTTCGGCTGTTCCCTTTGATACCTTATTAGCTACCTTTTCCCAAAATTTTAAAAAGGAAGGTGCATAACTTACTTTGGTTTGTTTAGGACTAGGGGTAGGGGTTAGGGGGGTTTTATCTAGGTTCTCGCTAGGTTCGGTGCTAGGTTTTTTTGGTCTACCTCCTAACTTCCCATTTTGTTTTGATGCTTCCATACGCCTTGATATATATAGATATTCCTGTAGTTGTCTTTCGTTTTGGTAGTGGTCATTTACTAAAACAAAGAACTCTCGAATAATTTTATCACAGCTAGTTTTCTCATTATCAGTGAAACAATTAGCTATTCTGTACTGCTTATAAGCATCATTTGGTATACCTGCACAGCGTTTATTCCAGTTAAAGCATAAAAGCCTTATGTATATTCCGACTTCTTCATTACTAAGGTGTTGCGTACCTGCGATAAAGTCTTCTGTAAATAAGTACCATGCTTTCATTTTCTGCGTTGGTTTTGAATTTTCGTGTATAATCATATTGAACTCCAATTTAGTTTATTGTAACCCCTCTAAGCCTAAACCTAAAGGGGTTTCTTGGTTAATACCCCCAAACTTCCTTTCTAGCTTGAAGAACAGTAGGTTCTTTCCAAATCCAGTTATCTGGATTAGGCACTAGAGAGTCTCTAACGTTATCTGGGGTATCTACTGTTTTGAGATAATTACCCATTACCTTTAAAATATGCTTACATATCCGCATAGGTTGTGCGTAATCATCTAGCGACATCGCAATAAATTCAGCATCCTTAGTCTTTGTCGGATTTTTCAGATACCACAAGATTTGCTTCGAGTTTGTCGCTGACTGATATATGGATTGTTGCATAGAATGTGAAATACTAATCCTTTGGGGTAGGCTTTTAGACGTTTTCAAATCAATATAAAAATCCTCTTTGGTCTTCTTATCTTCAAAATGAAAGTCCGTATAACCCACGAAAGGTATGGTTTCTATCTCTAATTCTACCTTCTTTTGATAGGTCAATAGATTCCATGAGTAAGCATATTTCTGAAACTCCTTAGTTCCTAGCTGTAATAGTGGCACTAAATTGTTTCTTTCATCTTCTGTTTTTGGGTCATTTATTCTAGAACAGTTTGCATCATATTCAGACACCATTTTTTCTGTCGCTTCTTCTAGCGGTATTCCATTGAGAAACATATTAATGCCAGACTCCACAGATTGACCCCTAACAGCCGATGCACTTGTTGGGAACTCGTACCCAAATATTCTTCTCAACGCCCATCGTTCACGATAAAAAGCGAACTCATTAAGATGACTAAAGGATAAAGGCAACAAATCAAACTTTTCAAAATGCTCCCTCATATTAAATCCATGAACTCTTTAGTTTTCTTTTTATTTTTATTTATCTGAGCATAGAGAAGAACACATTCTGCATACACATTACTTTCTTTCCCAAACCTTGTTACATACTCATGGAGTGCATCCAGAAGGTTATCCATAACCTTTATTTCGTCTGAATGTTTGGCTAAACCTCGTTCTTTCTGCTTATCCATTTTTCTTTCCATTTCAAATTCGAAAAAGGTCTTTGAATTATCATATTCAACCATTGTTTTCACCCCTCACAAGTTCGTATTCAGCAAAGGTTTTTTCATCAACTTTTTTCTTGTGCGTAATAATATTGAACCCTTCTTGCCTTAACTCAAATATAACGGCACTTAATCTAAAAGAACCGAATTGATACAACGCTTCTAATGGGGTTATTTTGTTACCTATTTGTAGGTATTCTAGGATATTTTCCTTTTGTGATTTTTTTGGCATTTCAAACTCCTTTCTATAAGTTGTGTTTAGCCAGTTCTCGTTCATTGACCACCTTAGTTCTTAGGTCATCTCTAAACGCTTTGAAGGATTCGAACCTTATTTTGGCTCTATTCCTTTTTTTTAAGGTTTCACTATATCTATTAGCAAAATCCCTAAACTTGTCGTGGTTAAATATCAAACCATCTAACTCTTTCATGTTCTTATACATTTTTTGTCTGGAAAACTGAAGTGTCAATTCTGCAACAATCATTTTTTCCTCTTTTTTCATTAGTTCACAAGCGGTATCTAAATCTGCAAATATCATCCCTAATTCTTCTTGTTGGTGTGATATCTTTTGGGGGTCAAACTGTAGTGAATAAATATCTGTCATTTGATGCACTCCGCATACGTTATCATATACCCCATTTTGTCTTTGTAGCTGTCGTGATGCTTTGGGTTAGCCTTTAGCCTTACTGTCTTCTGCCAGTCGTTACATAAAGCCACTTGGTGCGGTTTTACTTCTATTCCTAAGATAACCGACCACCCCTTCGCTATTTCTTCGTGATTTGTTTTTATATCGCCATAATCTCTTCCGCGAGTTTCAACAATACTTACTACCTCTTTGCATAATTTTTCACCAACCATCTGGGTTTTCCTTTTTCCATTCTATGCGTTCTAATAAATCTTTTTTCCACTGCTCGTTAAGTTCCTTGTCAGAATGTCCTAATGTGTGGCACTTGCGACATAAGGCATAAAGATTGTCTATGCGGTTCAGCCTGTTGTTTTTGACTCCACCCATGCCCTTCGGTATTAGGTGATGAATATCCACCGCTACTTCTTTATGACAATTCCAACAAAGGGGGATATCGTTTTCGTGATACCCCCAAAAGTCGGCAAAGAGCTTCTTATAGTTCTTTAAGGTTTTCATTAAATGCCCTTACAGCGTTTTTTGTGAGTTCCTCAATATCATTTACCGAAAAGTGACCAGAACCCATTGAACGACCAACTACCCCTGTCACGAATATATCTAGACGCTGTGTATCCCCTTTATTAAAGCCATTTGAAGGCGGTTTAGATGTAAAGGTATTATTAGATTGTGGAACTGGTTGTATTGTCTGTGCAGGGGAATATTGCGGTTGTGGTGCTTGTGTAGGCGTATACACTGGCTGTCCGTTATCTGGCATGGATGCTATCTCAACATCTTTGATATTCGTGTATTGATTACCATTTGCTGACGTTTTCGTATTGATAACTGTATAATTTATCGCATCGCCTTTTTGTGGCATAGGGTTCATAACTGTACCCCTGTAATAAAGCCTAGTGCCATCTATCAAATCTATAGAGTAGTTTGGTACTCCATCTTTCGTATTATCAAAAATTTTATCTATTATCATTTACTTATTCCTTATTATTTATTGATTACATTATAGCCACGACCTTCTAAACACCGATTGATAAAATCTTTTCTGGTGTTTACTTTAGGACTTAGCCATAACACCCTCCAACGAATGTTGTTATACACCACTTTGCTTTTATCGAAAACGTAGCTTGTATTGTCCTCAACTAAACTTTTGCAGGTATAATAATCATCGTGAAAGCGGTTCATGTCACCCTTTATTGAGGCTGACGATTTTCCTCTTGAATCCACAATTGGCATTGTTGAGCAACCGCCAATAAAAGCAATGGACAAAAGAGTGAAAATTAGTTTTGATTTTTTCATGCGAACTCCAATTCAATTTAAAACCTATATTAGTTTTTGGGTTATGTCTACGCAAAACCTATAATTAGAAAAATCATAATTAAAAATGCACTATCAAAAACAATCTCTAAAAATTTATTCATCGTTTATCTGCTCCAAACTTTTGTATTTTATTTTTCATTAATTTTTGCAACACCAACTGGTCTAAATGTTTTTTAACTGAGAAGTACAGTGTAAGTTCGTCTTGTATTCTACTATTTTCCTTATCCTCTTTGCTTGGAATATCAGACATATAATCATAATCACTATCTGGGTTAAATTCTTCTATAGGCGGTTGGTCAGACCATGCTTCACCCCATTCTAGAACTCGTTTTTCCTCAAGTTCTTTTCTAGCCTTAGAAACAATCTCACAATATTCTTTTACTAAACCATAATGTTTAGCTACTGACATATTTAGTACTCTTACGTTGTAAAGCGTTTTGTTCCCTATTTTTGTTGGTTGTTCTATCATGTTTCCATCCTGTTCAAGTGTTCCAAAAACCAACTCATAAACCAGTAACAGTTTACGTTACTGTCAACTGCACCAGACCGAAAGTTAGTTTCTCCATCATCATATTTAAAACGAAATTCATATCGCCAGTTTGTGTTTTGAGTTTTGTAAAAATACAAATCACCATACCCATAATCGGAAATACTAATTTCATTCGTTCTTCTGTTGATACTTCTATGTTTCCAATGAACATGAGAAAAAAATGAACCCTCTGGAAGTGGGTCATATAACTCATCGTCACCCCTTGAATATTTAGGCTCATAAGATATAACCATCCTTGTTAAATCAACGTATCTCATTTTCTGTTTCCCCTGTAAGTTTGTCCTAGTTTATTATAACCGCCTTTAGTGTCTACGCTCATTACTTCCCTGT